CATAGATAACCCAGCAATCAACTCAGTAGACGACGCAACAGTGGACTACAGAGACGACCCGGAAAAAGGCATGGACGGAAAGACTCCAGACATTGACTACATACTTCAAAACGCTTACAGAGGCGGCAGACCGTTGCCGGTCAATAAGTTCCATGACTACTTCACATCGGCGCTGCCGGGTCCGCAGAAAACGGGAGAAACGATAACAATTCCAATGGGCGGAAAAGCGCCGGTATACGGATATGAGTACAACGGCGACACGAAAACGCCGGGAACGTTAAATTTTGTGTCGCACCTCGGGCAAAACTCAACAATAGAAAACACCGACGACGGGCGGTTACAAATTAACGCCTACAAAATAGACAAAGACAATGGAACATACGCATACGAAAGCATGGACCTATACACGGACATGAGCCAAGTACAGGCAACAACCATCAACCAACTGCGACAGGCATTCCAAGTACAAAAATATTACGAAGAGCTGGCACGCGGCGGCAGCAGATACCGCGAGATGATTTACTCACTGTTCCATACCAAAATCAGTGACAAAACTGTACAGATTCCGGAATATCTCGGCGGTACACGTATCACTATCAACATGAGTCAAGTCATCCAAACCAGCGGAACAACTACCGAGAGTCCACAGGGTAACACGGCAGCAGTGAGCGTTACACCGTACAACGGCAGCATGTTCACAAAGAGCTTCGAGGAGCACGGCTATGTTATCGGAGTATGCTGCATCCGGCATGACCATACCTACCAGCAGGGACTTGAACGGATGTGGAGTCGTAAAACAAACCTCGATTTTTACTATCCAGTTTTCGCAAATCTGGGAGAGCAAGCAATTCTCAAAAAAGAGTTGTATCTCACCGGGACGGCAACAGACGAACAGGCATTCGGCTACCAAGAAGCGTGGGCCGAATACCGAATGAAGCCAAACAGAATCTGTGGAAAATTCCGCAGCAACGCAACGGGAACACTGGATAGCTGGCACTACGGTGACAACTACAAGGAAACGCCGAGCTTAAGCCAAGCATGGATGAAAGAAGGATATTCAGAAATCCAGCGAACTCTCGCAGTAAGCGACGAACCGCAATTTATCATGGATACTATCATTGACAATACCAGCGTAAGACCGATGCCCATGTACAGCATTCCAGGACTCGTAGACCATCACTAAGAAAGGGGGAAAGCCCGGGGCAAAACCCCGGGCATATTTTTATGGGATTTTTAGCAACATTCGGACTGGGGCTACTCAAAACAGCACTGCCAAGCCTAATAGGAGCAGCAGCAAATAAACTGTTTGGCACAAGTTCAAGCTACGGACAGCAAAGTCAAGCAAACAGTCAAAGCATCGGGTCAAGCTGGTCGCAAGGCTCAAGCGACAGCGCAAGTTTTAGCAACAGCGGCACAAATGACGCCATAAACCAAAGCATTGCAGCACTAGCAAACCAGTTAAGCCAAGGCAGTATGGCCAACCAGCAAAAATACAATCGCAATTCAATGCTTATGCAGATGGGATACAACACCTTAGGAGCAATCCAACAAGGCGTATACAATCACATCCAACAGCAAACAGCCATGAGTTACAACTCAGCAGAAGCGGCAACAAACAGAGCATGGCAAGAAAGAATGAGTAACACAGCATACCAAAGAGCCGTCGAAGATATGCGAAAAGCCGGGATAAATCCTATCTTAGCATACACACAAGGCGGCGCAAGCACTCCGAGCGGAGCACAGGGAACAATCGGGAGTGCAAGTATGGGCATGGCATCCAGCAGCGCACTAGGAGCAACAGCATTACCGGGCATAAAACAAGACGGAAGTTGGAGTTCCCATAGTGAAGCATGGAGTCACGCGGAAAACGCAGCACAGAGCATCCAGCAAGCTATCATGTCAAGCAGCTCAAACCCAGTAAGACTCAAAGGAGACATGGAAGCCATAGCCGAGACGGCGGCAGAAAACGCAGCCAAGCTAAAAGAAAAATTCGCAGCGTTGCCCGTAAAAGACAAAGCAAAGAAAGGGCTTGCGGAACAGTTCGAACAGGCAAGAAGATACTTGCCCACAGGATACATGAGTATAAATCCGAGAGGGAAATAAAATGGGATGCAATAAACCGTTAATCCGGTTTTATGTACCTCATGACAGGGAGGCGAGTGGGCGAGTATACTCACTCGCCTCTTTTAACGAGATGCATAAGACAAACCTTAGATACGAAGATCTAATGTACAGAAAAGATGTAATGTTGATACCATGCGGACAATGTACCGGATGTAGACTACGCAAACGAAAAGACTGGTCAACGCGAATGGAACTAGAAGCATACGGACACAGCAAAGAAACCATCTGGTTTATTACACTAACTTATGACGATGACCATGTACCGACACAGGACACCGAAACAGGCGAAATCTATAAAGGCGGCATAAACATCTGGAAAGGCGTCTCAGAGCGTCCAAGAACAGCGCAAACTCTAAGCGTAGAGGATACCCAACTATTTATAAAAAGGCTCAGAAAGGCCGTCAAAGAGCCTCTGAGATACTTTTTAGCGGGAGAGTACGGAGACAACACAGCGAGACCACACTATCACATGATACTATATGGTTGGCATCCGGACGACTTAAAACCAATCCACAAACTGTCAAGACATGGTCATTATACAAGCGATAAGCTAGTAAAAATCTGGGGACAAGGCACAGTTGACATCGCACAGGCAACACCAGAAACATATAATTATGTTGCAGGGTATGTGACCAAGAAACTATACGGCAACGACAAAAAGCGTTACCAGAAAATGGGTTTAATACCACCATTTTGCACCATGAGCCGCAAACCGGGACTCGGAGACAAGTGGTTCGAAGACAATCAAGAACGACTCTGGCAAAAAGGATACATACAGCTTACCAACGGCAAGAGAGCAGCCATACCGGAATACTATTGGAGAAAACTGGAAGCTAAAAACCCAGAAAAAGCATGGAGAATCAAGAAATATCGACAGGGAAAAGCCATAGCGTCCCTAATCGAAAGAAACGCGGAAACCGACAAGCCATACGCAGAACAGTTAAAAGACAAAGAAGCATCCATGTCGAAGAAAATGAGCAAAGCCAAAGGCGTATTTTGACACTTTGGTGTCACTCAGCCAAGTAACTATCAAGTAAGCTACTTGGCTGAGTGTTTTATTGATTTGTTAAATGCACACGCGCGCGCACGTAATCGCGCACGCGCACGTGCATTATATTATTATTTTTATTATTAACTTGTTGTAGTAGTAGTAGTAGGGAGTGTTGAAATGTTGAATACTATGAATTTTTATCCTTGGAACGATATTTTTTGGCTAATTTTAATGTTGATACTTTTGTGGATAACTTGTTGAAATGTTGAAAGTATAGCAATATGCACAAAAACCTTTGTGCAACATTTTGTGGAAAACCTGTTGAAAGTGTTGAAAGTGTTGAAAAAGCAAATAAAGGCCGACCGGCGACCGAGAGCGAGAAGCCACGTCATGCTCTTCGTACGGCGCACCGCGCCTACCGCATGACCTCAAATAAAAAGTTTAAAAAACCTCTTGACAAATCGAAAAATCTGTGGTATAATGCAGATAGTAAAGGAGGTATAAAGATGAATACCATCAATCATCTGAGCATCAAAGCCTTGAAGGAACTGGAAGAAGTAGGTTCCTACGATACCGCAAAATACAGATACATTATTAACCAGAGCAATGGAGGATGCTACCGCATCAATAAAGAGCTGCTAGGGACAACGGAAGCGCTCAACCCGGAAAATTGGGTGGAACAGTAACAAGGTTAAACAGCACAAAGTGCTTTTTTTACAAACCATTTATACAAAATAATTTTTTAGGAGGTGTTTGCTCTGTCTCTCAAGGAAATTAACGCGCTGTTTAACAACATCCGCAAAATCTTAGCCATGTTGGATAAGATTTACCACGCAGTAGAGGGGAACAATCCCAAGGAGTAACCAAGTGAAAACGTGGAATATACGAGACCAGACCGATACGACGCTAGCGATGACACTCGCCAAAACTTACAAGGAGATCGAGGCGACATACAAGCACGTAAGAGCAGCCGCCACGATAGAAGACGCAAAATTTTACATCGACATGGCATTTCGGAAAAAAGCTTTTGCGAATAACATCGAGATGGAACAAATCCGCAGGAGAATCAACAATGGGGAAGAGGAATAAAGTCCGCAAGTCCAAAGACGCAAAAATTTACAACAAGACCGCACGAAAGACCAAAGCTATTAACTTGGGAAGCGGCGCAATGCGAGGAGGCATCAGATTATGATTAACGTATATGGTATCTATGACCAGTGTGCTATGTGCTATATTACCACCTTTAACGAGCGCGACGACAAAGTCGCCGAGCGCAATTTTAAGATTGCGCTGATGGACGAGCACAACATCATGAGCAAAACGCCGAGCGACTACCGGCTTGTGAGACTCGCAAAGTTTGACGAGCGAAACGGCGATTTTGAGGAAGCAAAGGAGAATATCTACGATGGCATTTCGATCGGTAAGTAATTTCCGCGAGACAGCGGAGGAATGGCAGACCGAAGCCGGCGAAACCGTAAGACGGACATACCTCTGGGAACGAAACGAAAAAGGCGAAAAGGTGCTAAAGCTCGACCAAATCATCGACCAGCAAGCAGAAATCGACAGCTACCTGGAAGAAACCAAGATCGAAAACATCATCCGACGGGCAAGCATCGACCCAAACATTGCAGCGCGAATCGCGCCAGACCTTGGCGGAGGCATCCAAGACTTTACCGAGATGCCGCAGACGCTGGCAGAGCTCCAAAATATCATGATCCGAGCTGAACAGATTTGGGATGAAATACCAAAAGAAGCAAAGCTCAAATTTGACAACGACGTCGATAAATTTATCTCGTCGTTTGGTACAGCAGAATGGGCTAAAAATCTGGGAATTTACACCGACGAAAAAACCACAACAGAAGCAACCAAAGCAACCGAAACAACGGAGGCAACTGAATGAACAGAAACAAAGACGCGGGATTTAATCAAGTACCAAGACTAAACATCACGCGAAGCCGCTTTAAGCGGCGGCAGGACGTCAAACTAACAATGAACGCAGGCCAGCTAATCCCGTTTTATGTCGATGAAGTGCTTCCGGGCGATACCTTTAGCATCGACCAAGCGGCGATCATCCGCATGACAACGCCCATCTTTCCAGTGATGGACAACTGCTACATGGACATCTATTATTTTTTCACTCCTAACCGGATTTTGTGGAAAAACTGGAAACGATTTATGGGCGAAAACGACAACGGACCGTGGGCACAGAAGCAAGAATACACCATACCGCAAATCGCATGTAACTACGGGACGGCAGAAAATCCACTGCCAAAAGAAGGAAGCATCATGGACTACATGGGCGTCCCAACAAAAGTAAACAAAAGTAAAGAAACAGCATTTTACATAAACGCGCTGCCGTTCCGAGCATATGCAATGATATGGCAAGAGTGGTTTAGAGACCAAAACATAGATAACCCAGCAATCAACTCAGTAGACGACGCAACAGTGGACTACAGAGAC